CAGTTCATGCCGAAGCCCGCGGACATCGTGAGGCAGTTGCAGGGCACCAATACAGACAGGGCCCTGCTGGCCTGGGGGAAGGTCTTTGACGCAATGCAGAGCGTAGGTGCCTACAGGTCTGTCGTCTTTGACGATGGAGTCATCCACGCGGTCATTGAAGACTTGGGCGGTTGGCCGAAGGTTTGTAGATATCCCAACGATGAGTTGCAGTTCCTACAGAAGCGCTTCTGTGATTCCTACCGCGCCTATGCCGGTAGGCAAGACGTCACTTTCCCTGCGCAGTTGACTGGCGTGTATGACCTTGAGAACGCGAAGTTTGGTCATGTTTCGATGAACGGCCCGATCCTGATTGGAGATAAGCAGAAGGCTCTTGCGGTCAAAAGCGCAGGGGTAACCGGGCCGAAGACTCAGATGATCGAGATGAAGTCTGTCTTGCCTCGATTGCTGGAGGCAAGATGAACTGCATGGGTGGCTGGTGTTCCAAGAGACAGAATTGCGTGTACTACTGGCAGGAGAGCTACATGACGATGGAGAGGCTTTGTGAGCCAGACAACACCGACGCCTACCGTCGATACAGCATCAGAGACCTGGAGGCATCAGTGCCTCGTTCGGTGGATCCTAAAACTCCGGGTCAAGGATCCAGTGGCTGGGCGCCTCGAGCTTAACGGCGACGGTAAGTGGCGAGGCTGGAAGGTCAAAGACCCGAAAGTGTATGAGGACGTGTTAAAACAATGGCGGTTAGGTAACCGAGGAGAGGGTTGGTATGACTGAGATGAGTGACTTTCAGCGCAAGTTCTTTGCGCAAGGCCTGGGGCAGAAGCTCTTCACTGAGCAAGAGTTTGGTGAGGCGGTAGCCGCGGCTAAGGCGGAGATCATGGCGGTGGCCATCCACACCTCCCGGCAGGTGGTGTTCATCGAGCGTTCTGCTTGCGCAGACCTTGTCGACGCTCTTGCAACAAACGAAGACGAGGGGGAGGTCTGCACTGCTCTGCGTAACGCCGCGGAGTCGATCCGTAATCGGATCCCTGAGCAGCGTCAATGAGGTTCTGCGGTATCGACCCTGGAGCCATCTCTGGTGCCTGGGGGATGCTTGATCACCATGGCCAGTATGGGTCCAGTGGGTTCATTCCAAACGATGCCGGCCGGATTAAAGCGGGCGACTTCAAGACGGAACTGATGCAGGCGATCGACAAGCAGGACGTGATGTTCTGCATCGAGGACGTACACGCTATGCCCAAGCAAGGCGTAAGCAGCACCTTCAAGTTCGGCATGGCAGTAGGTGCGATACAGGCGATCGTGGAGTTGACTCGTGCCCCATGGGTGATTGTGAGACCTCAGGCATGGAAGAAGGACATGGGAGTCACCGCTGAGAAGACCACGAGTCTGGAGTTGGCGAGACGACTGTGGCCGAGCGCCCCGCTGAAGAGAGTCAAAGACCACGGCGTGGCGGAGGCTCTGCTGTTGGCTGAATGGCTTAGGAGGCAATCATGATAGTGATACTGGGAGGCGGTGGATTCATTGGCGGTCATTTGGGGCGCAGGCTCAAAAGCGAAGGGCACCGCGTTCGTATCGTAGACATCAAGCGACACGAGTATTTCCAGCAAGACGAGATATGCAACGAGTTCATACTTGGTGACTTGCGTGACCCAAAGACAGTAGCCCTAGTAATAGACGAAGGCTCTACTGTGTACCAGTTGGCTGCGGATATGGGTGGCGCTGGATACATATTCACCGGGCTCAATGATGCAAACGTAATGCATAACTCTGCGCTGATCAATCTGAACGTAGCGCATGAATGTGTTCAAAAGAAAGTGAAGCGCGTCTTCTACTCATCATCGGCGTGCATGTATCCAGAATATAACCAACTGGATCCAGATAACCCAAATTGTGAAGAGAGTTCTGCTTACCCGGCTAACCCAGATTCTGAGTATGGCTGGGAGAAGCTATTCAGCGAGCGCTTGTATCTCGCTTTCAATCGCAACTACGGGCTAGACGTCAGGATTGCACGGTTCCACAATATTTTTGGGCCGCAGGGTACATGGACAGGCGGGAAGGAGAAGGCGCCCGCGGCGATGCTGCGCAAAGCGGCCGAGGGCTGCATGGAGGTCTGGGGAGACGGTAAGCAGACGCGCAGCTTCCTCTACATCGATGAGTGCATCGAGGCGGTCTTGAGATTGATGCGGTCAAACTTCTTGGGGCCGGTCAATATAGGGTCTAAAGAGATGGTCACCATCAATCAACTAGCCAAGATTGCCATCGAGATATCGGGCAAAGATTTGCGCATTCAAAACATACACGGGCAAGAGTTCTTTGAGAAGTATGGATTCAAATGTCCTGTGGGTGTGCGCGGCAGAACATCTGATAACCGACTGTACAGAGACCAGATTGGATGGGAAGTATCTGCGCCTCTTGTGGACGGCATGAAAACAACATATGCCTGGATTGCAGGGCAACTGGAGAAACAGTGAAAGAACCAACCTTATTGGACGTGTTCGCGGTCTTTGCAATGCACGCCATGCTGCAACGCGGACATGAGATCGAACTGATTGAACTGTCTGAGGTGTCGTATGAGATAGCTCAGGCCATGCTGGAGCAATCCCAGAAAGCGGAACATGGACAGCCCCACTGAGATCAACCCTGAACGCAGCCTCGAGTACATCTGGCGGCACTCCAAGGCCTACGCAAAGGCTAAGGCGGAGCGGATCTACCTCGAGGAGTACCGAAAGAGCCTGAAGGCCATCTTGATGAAGCGTGCGCTGACGCAAGGATTTGAGGCAGCAAACGCTCAGGAACGGGAAGCCTACGCAGACCCCGACTACAAAGCCCTCTTGGAAGGCCTTAAAACGGCCATAGAGGCTGAGGAAGCGATCAGGTGGGGGTTGATAGCCGCAGAGGCTGCAATCGACGTCTGGCGGTCTAAGGAAGCCAGCGCAAGACAAGAGGTAAAGGCAGCACTATGACGACACTGGCAGAGAAGAAGCATATGAGCCGCGTGGCGGAACTTGGATGCGCTGTATGCCGCAGGATGGGCCACGCGGGTACGCCTGCAGAACTGCATCACCCGCGGCACGGGGCAGGAATGGGCAAGAGAGCAGGTCACTTCAGCGTGATTCCGTTGTGCCCGGAGCACCACCGCGGCAACACCGGAGTCCACGGCCTGGGAACGAAAGGCTTCCCGAAGCACTGGGGCTTCACCGAAGAGGATCTGTTGAAGGAGACCCTCGAACTTGTGTAAGACCCCATGAAACAGTAGGGATTGACTCAACGATCAAAGAGTCGCTTACACTGCATTCACTGCAATGACGCAGGTTAACAAGGAAACCCAAATGACTACCGCAATCAAGACCAGCCAGATCGACGACCTCGGCATCCTCCTGGCTCAGATCGCTGATCTGACCAAGCAGGCCGACAAGATCAAGGCCGACATCAAGGAAGAGGCCAGCCTCAGTGGCCAGAAGGCGTTTGACGGTGAACTCTTCACCGCCAGCTACATCGAGAGCAACCGGTCCACCGTGGACTGGAAGGCGATCGCCAAGGTTCTGGCCATCCCGGCCGACCTCATTGCAAAGCACACCGGCACCACCGCGGTGTACAGCGTCAAGGTCACGTCCCGTTAAACCCAGCCCCTTCGGGGGCATACCAAGGAAAGCACCATGAAGATCTGTTTCACAGAGAAGGAAGTCGCGGAGATTGTTCTGGCTTATGTGCAGAAGTTCTTCCCGCAGGCCAATGTGGCCGAGATTAGCCACTACAGCGTGGACTACTGCAGGGTAACGCACGAGGCTCCGGCTGAGCCTGAGGCTGAGTAAGCACAAGGCCCCTAGTGGGCCTTTCCTACTTAAACACTAGGGTATCGACCAGTAGGCAAAGAATCGCTTACACTCTCTTTACTGCACTACGCAGGCAACAAGGAATCAAGATGTTCAAAGTCATCACTGAGTACAAGGGCTGGAGCCAGTCTCTGCCCGTCACCATGACCCGCGAGTTCAGCAGCCGCGAGCAGGCGTTAGACTGGATCTCTGACGAGATCTTCCAAGAGGACACGCTGCGCGTGCGCTGCCCGCAGATGGACATCGAGGAAGTGGGAGAGTTCGCATGAACACGCATCGCACCGGCAACGAGTGGGTTGCAGGCTTGGACCGGAAATGGGGTTTCGGCGCTGACTTTGCGTGCGAAGACATCATCGATGCCCCGTCTTGGATTCCTACGGGATCCTCGAAAGTAGTGGAAGGCTGCGGAGAGCCCGTCGTCTTCCGCCACAACTTCCGCCCAGGCATTTGGGGGAGCGGCAAATATGACTGAGATGAAGATCACGGTTGTCTACGATCCTCCCCCAATCCCGCTGCGCACAATGGACTATGTGGCTTACGAAGATGAGCACAGCGCTAGGGGCGCAACGGCCGGAGAAGCCGTAGAGGCTCTGCTGGAGCAGTTCCCTGAAGAGCCCGACATCGAAGTGATAATCGAGAGATGAACGAACAGCATCAAGCAGTCATCGACTTCTGCAACGAACCCAGGACCGCGGCTGAGATCAGCAAAGTCCTGGGAGTCACGCGCTGGTACACCTATTCGATGTGCCGGCGCAAGTTGCTCAAGAACGTCACACAGGCGCACGGGGAAGCCCGATACGTGGCCGCGGAAGAGATGCCTCCACCGGTCAAACGGAAATCTCGAGCTAAGCAGTGGACGCCTCAAGCAGCTATTGCCCAGGTCAGCAGCATCTGGCACTACGCCGAGCGTATGAAATCCTGACAAAGATGTAGGGACATAGGCACACAGTCCAAGAATCGCTTACACTAGCGTCACTGCAATCAAGCAGGTAACAGAGAAGGAACAGAGAAATGAACAACTACCGCATCAGCAAGGAAGGCAACGAGTGGGCCGTGAGCAACAAGAAGACCGGCCTGATCCTCGTCGCCTTCGACCGCAAGGACCAAGCCGAAGACTATCTGGTGGCACAGCGCCGCGCTGACGAGCAGAGCCAAGTGCTCGGCGACTTCAACCGCGCTGCCCTGATCCGCGAACTGCTGGCTGAACTGGCTTGAGAGGAGCAGATCATGACTGCAATCACCGTTGTGTCAGCTTCGGAATACTCAAACACCTTGGTCTACATGGTGCTGCGTGGCAAAACCACCTATTGGATTCAGTACAGCGGAAAGCTGCCGCCCTACGTCAGCCAGCGGTACTTCTCCAAACTTGGTAGGTCTGGAGAGCGCCGAGTGCCTGATGGCAAGGTACGTGCCAATTTGCTGGCCGCGATTGAGGCGTACAAGGCGCAACCGCTGCGCGAACGTCTCTGCACCCCCATGACTGTTGGCGAGGCTTCTCTTGCTGCCTCTAGCGTCATCTAAGGAGCAAGACCATGCTGTACGGATACATCTCCTCCTTCGACGCCGACAGGCCCGAAACCCCCGAAGTGACCGAACTCAAGTTCGACATCACCCTGAACGCCATCAAGCGTACAGTAGAGTACGACGAAGACGGCGCCTTCATCGTGAAGGCAAACGGCAAGACCGCGGAACGCGATCTCACTGAAGAACAGTGGGACGACCTTGAGCGCGAAGTCCAGAAACGCCTTCGCCCTGACTGGGTTGACTATTGGCTGGCAAACTAAGAATAGAATCAACTCCAGATTAAACGCTGGAGCCAAACATGCCCCTCAAAGCCCTTAAAACGCCTCAGGAGCCACCAAAGCCAAAGACTAAGGCTAAGGTGGCTTCAGCCCTTGCGGTAGCTCCAAAGAAGACAGGACGGCCCTCTAAGTACACACCAGAGATAGCCAAGCAAATGTGCGAGATGCTCGCAGATGGAGTGCCACTCAGAGAAATCTGCAGGCGGGAAGGCTTCCCAGCTTGGCAAACAGTTTACGACTGGATGTGGCGAGATGATTTGTTGGGTGAGGGCGGCGCCGGTCTTTCCGTAGCCATCGCACGGGCTCGTGAAGTCGGCCAGGACGCTATTGCCGAGGAGATCTGGCTGGACATGAACCAGCAGCCTGAGCGCATCCTCTCGGAGGGCGGCGGCCGGGTGGACTCAGGCTATGTGCAGTGGCAGAAGGCTAAGGCTGAGATCGGGCTGAAGCTGCTGGCCAAGTGGAACCCTAAGCGCTACGGTGACCGCGTGCAACTGGCTGGTGACGCTGATAGCCCGTTGAAGATCGAGGCTGAAGTGACCGCCGACAAGCTACTCCAGGCCTTGCTGACCAACGCAGAGTTGAAGAAGAAGGCTAACGACTCCGTGTAAGAACCTCTTTTGGTCTCGGAAAACACGGGCTGAGACCACCAAGCGTGCAATAATCCATTGATCGTTGTGTAGTTTCTTGCTACATTCTTGTGATGCCGAACTGCCGCACCTGCCATTACTCCTTTCAGGATCCTGCGCTGGTGCTGCGGTGCCGGTACTTCAACCGCATCTGCTACCAGCCGTGCGACTTGTACATCTACGAACCGGGGGCACTAGCATGAGAGCTAGGAATAACTGATGGACAACAGGATCACTGTGCCCCAGGTAGCCCGCTTGATGGGCGTAGTGCTGGACAACCGCACTTCCTGGGCGGTGGGCTCAGAGATGGCTCACCAGTACCAGCAGGAGTTCGGTGAGAACCCGCCGAAGGACAACCGGCCGAAGACCAATGGCGGTGGCTCTCACTGCTTCGCGCTGTACCCAGTCAAGTGGGAGCAGAAGATCCGCGACGTCATCGAGTCACATCTCGAGCAGCAGGCTCGGCAGGACAGCCTGTTCGAATGACTGACTTAGCAGAGGCGTTCAGAGACCCTCAGGTACTGGCCAGCCTCAAGTCCCTGCCCGTAGAGAAGCGCTTAGCCTATCTCTGGCGGGCCACCTGGGTGCAGACGGCACACAAGCATCAGATCGTCCCGTCAGGCGACTGGTGGAGCGTCTGGCTCATGCTGGCCGGCCGCGGCGCAGGCAAGACACGCACGGCCGCAGAGCAGATCGGCTGGTGGGCCTGGACGGAGCCCGAGACCCGCTGGCTGGTAGCAGCCCCCACTAGCGCTGACGTCCGTGGCACCTGCTTCGAGGGCGACTCAGGCCTGCTGAGCGTCATCCCGAAGGAGTTGGTGGCGGACTACAACAAGGCGTACCACGAGCTACGGCTGACCAACGGGAGCCTGATCAAGGGCATCCCTGCCAGTGAGCCTGAGCGCTTCCGGGGGCCGCAGTTCCACGGGGCTTGGTGCGATGAGCTAGCAGCCTGGGAGTACATCCAGGAGGCCTGGGACCAGATCCAGTTCGGGGTCCGGCTGGGCCAGAAGACCAGGACGATCATCACGACTACCCCGCGGCCGAAGGATCTGATCCTCGAGTTGATCGGCCGGGAAGGCGACGACGTAGTGATGACGACCGCCTCCACATACGAGAACCTGGGCAACCTGTCGGAGAACTTCAGGAAGCAGATCCTGCAGTACGAGGGGACGAAGCTCGGCAGGCAGGAGATCTACGCTGAGATCATCGACCCTGAGGACGGGGGGATTGTCAGGCGGGACTGGTTCAAGCTCTGGCCTGCTGGGCGGGCGTTCCCGAAGTTCGAGTACATCGTGCAGAGCTATGACTGCGCGACGTCAGAGAAGGCGATCAATGACCCGACTGCCTCGAGCACCTGGGGAGTGTTCAAGCCGCAGGATGGCCCGATGAGCGTGATGCTGATCGACTGCTGGAACGAGCGGATGCAGTACCCGGATCTGCGGCCGAAGGTTATCGAGGAGTACGACACCATCTTTGGAGAGGGCAAGGAGAAGAAGCGGGTGGACTTGATCCTGATCGAGGACAAGTCGGCCGGCATCAGTCTGATCCAGGATCTGCAGAGAGCGCACCTTCCTGTGCGGGGGTACAACCCTGGCAAGGCAGACAAGGTCCAGCGGTTGAACATCGTCTCGAACATCATTGCCCGCGGCAGGGTGTGGATCCCTGAGAGCGATCGTCGGAAGGGTTACGTGAAGGACTGGGCTGAGGGGTTTGTGTCGCAGATGTGCGCCTTCCCTGAGACGACTCACGATGACTACGTAGACACCTGCACGCAGGCTTTGAGGTTCCTGAGGGATGCAGGGTGGTTGGAGATTGATCCTCCACCTGAGGATGACTACGACGAGGACGACTACGTAGACAGTGGCAAGACCAAACGAGAGAACCCATACGCGCAATGAAGTACATATTCAGTATTGGTGTATTTGGGAATAATCCCAGGTATATATATGGTGCGTATAAGCAGTATGAGTTAGCTCAGAGATATTACCCTGGCTGGGAGTTTCGAGTATATATTGATGATGCCAGCAGGATTAACTTACCTAGGGCGACGGTCATAGAGGTCAAGGACAACTCTGATGGTACGTTCTGGAGGTTCTTCCCTTGGTTTGAGTCTGGTCTAAACGTGACGATCTGCCGGGATGCTGATAGCAGGATTACGGCTAGAGAGGCGATGGCCACGTATGAGTGGTTGGCCTCTGACAAGATGTTCCATATCATGAAGGATCACCCTACGCATAGGCCGATACCAATCCTTGCGGGGATGTGTGGGATGAAGGGCCAGTTAGATTCAGGTGTGGGGACTAAGCTACTGGCCAGGATGCTGGTTCGCAAAGAGTACGGCGCTGATCAGGATTTTCTTGCCAATGTGGTGTATCCGGTTGTCAAGCACAGTTGCATGGAGCACGAGTTTGATACTGGTTGGTTTGGAGTATCAAGGAATCATTTGTATAACCGGTATGAGTGGGTAGGTAACGGGTTTGACGAGAATGAGTTACCGATATATCCGCCTACTGCTGAAGAGCGTAATGGGTATGACCGTTTCAAGTTGCCGGAGTCGGCTAAGTTCTGTGGGTATTACAAATGAAGTACATTATCTCTAAGGGTTTTGAGGGGTTCTGTGACAGGCTGCAATGCTTGTCTGATTGCCTTACTACCTCCATCAAGTACAACAGGACGCTGGTCGTTGACTGGAACGACAGGATCTGGAAGGAGGGGTTCTACCGGTACTTCTGGTTTGAGGGCTTGCCAGAACCTTCTGTAGTGGAGGGGGCGATCTGGCCTGAGTGGTGGAAGGAGGCGCTTGCAAAGCCTGCGGGGGACTGGATCTACAAGCTACGGGATGAGTTGACGTTCAACCTTGAGAAGGCTGACCCGTATGCGGGGGTGTGGGTGCATCCTGGGATAGGGCTGAGAACGTACAACTTCGGTGTCTTGGCGAAGCATTGGAGGCTGACGGATGACTGTAAGGAGCACGTTCTGGAGCATTTGAAGGGGGTTCCTGACCTTCCTGTGGTTCACCTGAGGGGTACGGACAGGGAGTTCAAAGAGGAGCGCTTTGAGGAGCTTGTGGCAAAGGTGCCACGGGCTGCAGTGGTGTCAGATGATGAGGGGCTGGTGAAGAGGTGGATGGAGCGGTGCCCTGAGTCTGTAGTGGTGACCAAGAGGTTTGTGTCAGACAAGGTTGGCGGACACCGGCTAAATGAGTGGCAGCTACCTAAGGGGCTGACCAAGCACCAGATGAACCTTGACCTGATTGCGGACTTCATGACGTTGGCATGTGCGCAGGAGGCGCATGGGCTGAACGAGGAGAGCCTGTTCTGCAAGATGGCGGTGCTGTTTGGCAAATGCGGCGGGCCAGAGGCGATGGGGCTCAAGAAGCGTCCGCAAGTGAACGCTTGACGCTCATGCGGCAGGTATGAAGTAACGCAGATGGACTTGACATCTGTGACGGCTTATGATCCGCCTACTGAAAGGTTGATGAAGACCGTGAGAAGGCCGCTGTTCGCTTTGTCCCAAGGCAAATGTTCATAAGTTGATCATGGAGGCTTAAAATGGCAGGACCGTTGTTTGCTGTGGGGCGGGCGCTGCTGGGCAGCCAGCTCACCCAGCCGATAATGAATGAGATGGCGGTTCGCGGGTTGAGTAGCGGAACGCTGAGTCCGGAAGTGGCGCAGTTGCTGTACAGCAACCGCACTCTGGGCGAGCAGCTCGCCAGCAGCGTTGAGCCGCTGGGGCGGCTGCTGGGGTTCCTGCCCGAGGAGCGACCCAACTACAACCTGCCCGACGACTACAGCGTGGGTCCGCAGGGCGAAATTTACAACTTGGCCGGTGACCGCATGGTTACGGGCGAAGGCGTGACGGGGTTCCAGCCCGTAGCGCAATACGGGGAGTACGGGTTTCAAGAGCCTTTGCCGCTCGATCAGCTGCCGTTGCCGCTCGATCAGCCGTTGCCGCCGCCGCCTGGGGCGGGGTCCGGCTTTTTTGTGCCTGCTGCGGAGGGGCTGCTCAGCCTACAGCAACCGTCGCAGGAAGATGAACAAGAACGGCGCCGCAGGGAATGGCAGGATGCAACCGGAGGTGCTCATGGAGGTGTTGTTGCAAACGGGGTAATAGCGCAACGTAAAAGCCAGCAAGGCTACGCTAAAGGCGGTTTTGTACAGAACACAGAAGGCCGATCTATAGCAGACGACAAATACCTAGAGCGACTGAGTCAATTGCGCCCTCAGGCGGGACGAAGACCTAAGCGGCCGGCAAAGCCAGCGCTGCTGGATATCCCTGCTGACCCATCCTTGTCTGTGCCGCCCCTTGCTGGGCCAAGGCGTCGACCTGAGGCCGAGGCTTCGATGACTGCGCTGCCAGAGCCTTCAATGGCGCAGAGGCACGCCCGAAGCCTTGAGCGGTATTTCACTCCCAAGATGGGTGGTCCGCAGTCCAGGGCTGTATCACAGACTTTACTAGGTGGCGATGCGAGTATGCTGCCTTTTGGCATTGGCCTTCAGGAGTTTGTGCCGCTCTCCCCGTATGTGGCGGAGCAAGCTGGTTCCATGATCAGGGAGGGGATTGAAACTGATAGCCCGATGACATCGGCGCTGGGGGCGGGCCTGGGCGTTTTGCAGGCGCTTCCTGTGGCTAAGCCGATGGCTCGAGGCGCGGAGCGGATGGCGAACATGGCGGTGCCTGCGATGGCAAGGCCGTTCACTAATGTTCCGTTGACGATTGAGGCGGTTAGCCCGGTGCTGGGCCAGAAGGGTTCTCGAGCGTTCAAAGAAGGCATGACGCAAGAGTTGATCGGCCCTGGCGGCGCGTATGACATGGGCACGATGGGTGGCCAGCGCACTACGCAGATGCCTGGGCAGGGCGTGTACCGGAACGTGGCTGGTGTGCTTGAGACCAACCCGATGCAGGTTGTGTACGTTCCTGGTATCAGGGACATCTCCAAGAGCCCGCAGTTGACGCAGGATGTGGCCAGTGCTGGTTCTGCGCTGGAGCAAGAGGCGATGGCTGGCATCCGGTTCTTGCCGATGGCCACCAACCGTGCTGAGGACTCTTCTGCGATGCTGATTCGGCCGAAGAAGGGTCAGCTATCTCCTGAGGAGATCATCGCGTTGTCTGACCGCCTGGGAAGCTCTATGGTGGTGTCGCACAACCCGCGGTTGGGTGGGGTTGTGGTGGTGCCGTTTGGCGAGGTCAAGCGCGGCAACATTCCTACGGAGTTCATCCAGGCGCAGTCTGCTGCCAACGACATTCTTGGCAAGAAGGCCAATGTTCAGTACGGTGTGGCGGACATGACCAAAGACCGGCTGTTCATGGAGAAGCCGGATTACGCGAGCTATGGATCAAGGCCAGCCGACCCTGAGTTTGAAAAGTATCGGGATGAGTTGAAGTACCTGGAGAGCCGGATGTTTGGTTCTGGCCCTGAAGGAGGAGTTCAATCCTGGTCTAGGGGACCGGCGTACCCGACCACCGTAGTAGGCCGAGGAGAAGGATGGCAACCAGCCAACCTAGCCACAGAAGAGTACGGCCGGGTGTTCCCAAGTTTCCGGCAGGCTGATGAGGAACGAGATGTGATGCTGCAGGACTGGCAGCGGTCGATGCCTGGAAGAGTGCGCGATACAATGCGTTGAGGCTTGATGCGAACTGGCGAGCTTCTTCTTGAGTCTTGAACCGACCAAAGATGCCGCCTGGACTGTCCAGACCTCCATGTACAACGATGATGTCCTCGCCATCCTGCGCCGTACCGAAGGGGTACAGCATCTCAACGGGAAGCGGCGTGAATGGCTTGTAGTAGAGCATCCTCGCATGCTTACATAATCTAACCCGCCCGTCAACGGAGTGAGGCATGGCAGACGAGATTGGTGCGGCATTTGTATACCCTTCATCTGGGCGCAGGCCTGAGAGGCTGAACAAGAGCCGAGATGTGAATGCCCCATTACAGTTGGCTAGAGGTTGGACTGCTGGTCTGCTGGGGTTACCCGGCGATATCGAGGGTCTGGGGCGGATGCTGGTGAATCTGGCGCCTGCCGGGCGGGAGCACGAGCGCGTCACGGGGCGGAGTTTTGTGGATAAAACGCCCGCGTTGCCCACCAGTGATTTTTACCGCGAGTGGCTGCCCGGGTACGATCCCGCACCGGCGGCGAAGGCCTTCAGCGGGCTTGGGGCGCTTACTGGAGGCATGGGTGCAACCAAGGTAGCTGGCGCTGGTATCAAGGGCGCCAAGGCCGCAGGAAGGGCTCTGGGGCCGAAGGCTGCTGAGATGGCAGAGGGCTACCTGCTGAAGAGTGGTCTGGCCCCGTCTGTGATCAAGCCCAAGGGTGGCAACTGGTTGGCCGGCAGTGTGGAAGGTGGTGTGGAGCGGTTGAAAGTTATGCCTGACCCACCATACATGCCGTACAACCAGGAAGAGCTTCAGCAGGCCGCGGCCCGCGGTTTCGGCCCGCGTGATCCAGAAACCGGCTTGATGCCTGCTCCCGTGAGCGCCGAGAACGCCGCCCTCAACCACTGGATTGACACCAAGCTCAACAAGTACATCAAGAACGAGATGGGTACACCGGAAGACCCGGTGAGGGCTTTGGCTGAGCGTGGTGTTACTCACCTGCCTGAAGGTAATTTGGAAAGGGCGGCTGAGTGGACTCCTGATACTCTTGGCGGCCGACGTAGGGCTGCTGGTTTCCCAAAAGAGGGTTATGCGACTACGCCCGCTGGGCAAGGATGGGAGCAGCTTGCGGATGAGGCAATCCACAATATGCCTGCGAGTGAGCGTATCAAGCAGCGACCTGCTGGGTATCAAGATGAGGATACATGGTTAGATAAAGTCCCACCGGAAACCATGACCTATGGCGTATACAGAGGGATTGCTGAGGGCGATGAGCTTGGTCTACCGCACCTCATTGACGAACTGCGCAACGCAACTAACCCCAACTCTGATCTACCAGCTAATCTCCGGTGGAAGCCCGAAGACCTGAAGAAGGTCACAGTCCCCCAGGCTGTAGAGCGTGTTGCCAAGATCAACGAGTACCGTGCTGCTCAGATGGCTGCGGCTCAGAAGGCCGCCCGAGAGGGCATCCCGCTTCACAAAGAGTATGAGGGGGGCTTCCAATGGATGGCCGCACCTGATACCGCAATTGATCCCAAATCTCTTCAATACATCAAAGATGTCGGGTGCGAGAGCGGGTGGTGTACGCAAGGCGAAGGTCTTGCCAAGAAATACGGCGGAGATGAGGGCAGGCTTTATGTGCTGCACGATCCTGCTGGCAAGCCGGTTGTTCAAATTTCAGTCAAGACTACAAAGCGGGAATTGCCTGAACGAGAGATTCCTTGGGAAGTTACAACTGAACTCAAAGAAAGCGCTGAACAGAGGGCAAGGGCGATTGGTGAGCAAAAAGGGTTTGGCCCTTACAGTGATGAAGTATCACTGCTTCAGTCTGAGCTATATCACGAAGACTTGTTTCAATGGAGATCCAAAAATCCACAAGTCTCAACTGAAATCTTGGAGATTAAAGGCAGGCAGAACGGCGCACCAAAGGAAGAATACTTGCCGATGGTGCAAGACTTTGTTCGCAGTGGTAACTGGAGCAGAGTTGGGGATTTACACAACACTCAACTGATCGCTGTTGATCCGGGGTCAGAGCTTGCGAATGCCTTGCAGACTGCAGGAAAAAAAGTACCGCAGTATGTAACCCAAGATGAGCTTACAAAACTGTTAACTTGGAAGCGTGGGGAGGGCGATGTTCCGCAAGGCTTTGCCAAAGGCGGCTTCGTACAAGATACCGAATCCCAGCTTCCAATGCTCGATGAGATGCGTCTGGAGATGATGGATCGCGGATACGCTGCTGGAGGTCTTGCTACGGCTCTCAAGGCTGCTACCAAGGCGCATCCCGTGCGGCAAGGAAGTTTGCAAGAGACCATAACCAACATCAACAAGAAGTTGGCCGATGACGCTGCCGCCAACAAGACTAAGCCGATTGCCTCGGCGGCTGTCGTCAACTCCACCGTTTCCAGGTCTGCTGACAAGATTGCCAAAGCTAATCCAAAACTCTCGGAGGCTGAGGTTGCAAAGAAAGCGGAGAGGGATGCTCTTGCTAAGCTCAAGTGGGAACGTCAAGAGAGGCCCGGGCTTGAGAAGACCTACGGTGAACTGGAGAAGAGCAGTTACCAGGATCCTCGTGCCAAACGGCTTCGCAACGTGCCTGAAGTGGTGGAGGAGCGTGCTCGCAAGGCAGAAGAGTTCCTGGCACAGCCTGTAGAGCCCTGGAAGCCTCCAGAGTCAGGGCTACAAGCCTTTGATCGATCGCTTATTAAAGATGCCCTGGAGGGCTTTCCTGGCGTGGAACAGACTCGGTTCCCCAGGTATCAGCCGGCGCGTGCAGATTTAAGCTACATCGATGAGATCTATAACGATCCGCGCAACCGTGCTTTGATTGAACAGCAGATCAAGCGAGGCCTTCCGCTAGGGGGCGAGACGTTCTACGCCAGCCTGTATCCGCTGAAGGTTGCGACAATGGAACGTGGGATGCCGGCGTCCAAGTTTGAGCAGTTTGTGTATGAGACTGCTCCGGCTAGCGCCAGAAACTCGATTATGAACGAGATGGCCGTAGGTCAGTTCTTAAGAGATATGAAGGCTCGCGGATTGCCGCTGGATGAAGATACTGTGACGCAAGAAATGGCCAAGTTTAAGAGCCAGTATGGAACTGGCTTGCCTTTAATGCCGGTCCACCGTGAAGGCGTGCGACAGGTCATTGAAGGCCCGCAAAACCTACGCGAGATGGTGAAGGCTGACATCCCCACCAATTACAAGATCCCGACGTACGGGACGCAGAAGGCTGGAGATTTTGGCAAGAGTATGGTGCTGGATGTCCATGAGTCTGCTGGGCAAACTCAAGCCAGCAGGTACCACCCGTACTTTACTGAGCAGGGTGGGTTTGGACCGACTGAGTACGGATTGGCTGAGGGCAAGATGCTGGACATCGCTCAAGGCCTTGGTATCCCAGGCGGTATGGCTCAAGCGGGCAGATGGTTTGGTGGTGGAGAGTTGACCGGCCTGAAGTCGCCTCGTGGGGACGCGTTGGATCTGTTGGAAAAGCAGGCTGCATACACCATGCAAGGCATGGGTATCAACCCAACCCCGCAGAACGTGCGCAAGTACCTGCTGGACATGATTGAGAGTGGTGAAGGAGTGTTGATGCCATACTTCAAGTCTGAAGGTATGCCGGACTATCGCGTGAAGAAGAAAGAAGGTGGCCTAGTCACACTTGAAGGCGCAGAGGACTTTGCCAAGCAGATCATGACGAAGATTGCCAACAACCCAATGAGTGCAGCAGATGGCCACAGAATTCCCGATTGACCAAGAGTTTGGACGCTTTGTTGGGCCTGACTCGG